ATCCTACCATATCTTCCTGACCAACAACAGTGACAATCAAATGTACTCTTGGGGTATCACCATTATTTTCAATCCAGTGTCTGAATCCTTGATTCACAAAATAAACTTGGCCATTGTCTTTCATATGGATTTTTTGAATTCCTTCGTTGTGTCTGTCAACACAGATAATAGCATTAGGGTTTGTAATAATAGGATAATGAAATCTTACAGCATATGTTGTATCATAATCTAAATGTTTTTGCATTTGCATGCCGGGGTTTGCAACTGCCCATCTTACCCTTGTAACTTTACCTTTATGTCTTTTTAATATTTCTTTCATATATCCATCAGACAGCGCGTTCATTTTTGCATAAGAAGTTTCAAGAGTAGATTCTAATCCCTCTAATTTATTTTGTAATGCACGACGATAGAATGACTTACGATCAGCTAATGTAAGATCCTTTCTAGAATTCCACCATTGCCATTGTGCTTTTTCATACCCATCAGAAGTATCAACTTCATTATACGAGGTAAGATTTACCTGCTCATATCCAGATTCATCAGTATTATAAAACTTATTTTTATCTTTATCCTCTACAGAGTTAATAGTAAAATGATGGTTCATACCTTCATCTCTGTTCTTATTAATGCTATAAAAATAAGATTCTTTGAGTTTTTCTACATCAAAATTATATTCACTACTAAGTGTTGCGAAGTTTGGTAGATATCTTCTTCTTAGATTTTTCATGATGATCCCTATGATTTCCCTCAAATGGTGCAAATAAATTAATCATAAAATTATTTATAGGACCATTGTTATTATGCCCTAAATAATTTAACAACCCAAATCCTATATAAGAATAAACAAATAATAGTAACAGTATAACTAATAATCTCCAATCAATTAATACTGCAAAAAAATACGTAAGAAATATATATTTCCAACCATCTTCATGGAAGTGCATAACTAACTTATTATCTAATAAATCTTTACAAAACTTTCTAGGTATTCTTTTAACTCTCCAAAGTGAGAATACTATCTCATACCATTTTTTATAAATCGGTGAATGCGGATCCTTCGGAGTGTCAGCATATGCGTGATGCATTCTATGCACCGCAGACCATGTAAGAGCCGACCGGCCGCCGCATAGTATACCACAATAAAGAAATATTATTTGCAGCCATTTTGGAGCTTTAAATTCCTTATGAGAAAAATATCGATGGTATCCAAAAGTAATACCTATCGCAGCTAAAACATAATATACAACATAACTATACAGTAACAACATAATCTTTATATACCACTTGACTCTGATTAATAATTTGAGTGTGTCTTTGTTTGTCTACTTCAAATTGAAAAAACATAACACAACGTTCTTTATCTTCTTCAGTGCCATGTATGCACTGTGTATGATTAATAGCATATGTATTTGTATTACTCGGTAATTCTGTATATATTTTTTCACCATCATTGTTTACAATGTACATAGTATTCTTTAACCGACCATTTACTACGACTCTATAACCACATGGTTCATTTGCTCTTGTAACACGATATAAATCTAAATTTTCATTCGGTTTATTAAAATCTATATGTGCATCAGCGGCTTTGTCTTGCATATGTAGTTTGATATTAATAAGTCTTTTAATGGGCAAATGTTTTAGCCAATTTTCAAACCATGGATTTAATTCTAAAAATTCAGGTTTAATAATAGACTCATCATATCTATTATTTGTTTCTTCTGTAATTTTAATCATATCCCACCATGCATAATGACCTTTTTTCATGCCATCATATTTAATTGGTAGCATACGTGGTATATTAATTGGTAGGTAATGAATCATGACAATTTCTTCTCTTTATATTCTTCTACCCACTGCAGTTCTTCATTTCTAAATTTTTTTACGAAGTTTACGTCAAGTTTTAATTTATCTTCAATAGTAGATTTCTTACCGCTAAATTCAGCAACAGCAAAGGTAGATTTTTTAAACTTTTCTTTTTTCATTACATCATACATCTTATCATGTATTTGAAAAGCTTCGACTACATCCATCTGTTTATTCTTCCACATAAGCCATTTCTTTTCAACAATCTTTCCATTCTGAATTATATAATTCTTCTTTATAACTTTATCAACATATGCTTTATCATGCTTTTGGTAAAGCTCGTCAATTGAAACTTCTTCATATTCATTTTGTTCATATGACCCGCTTAATATTGATTGTCTTCCATATACAGGAATTCCAAGTGGATATGCAGTAAAGCTCTGACTTTTCCAATTATTGACTAACCAATCTAATGAATCATCAAGTGATTCTTTTTCTTCATATGGAGCACCTACAATGAGAGATATATTACCTCGATATTTATTGTGATTCTTTTCGAAATATTCTTTGACATTTAAAAGACCGTCTTTCATCTTGCCTCTATCCATGCCCTTTTTAATTGCCTTTGCAGTTTTTTGATTAAATGATTCTACGCCATAGAATTGACCGAATACATTCATATCAGCAAGATATTCCATTTCACTTTTACGTGATATTAATAAGTCCGCTCGAATGTAAGCTGCAAACCATGGTTCAAAATCTAGTTTTTTAACTACTTTACTAAACTTTTCTACCTTTTCGGTACGATCATTAAATGTTTCTTCTGCAATTACGTAATTTTTAATACCCCATCTATCATAGTTTATCTTCATCTGTTTTTCAAAACTATCCTGTGAAGTGCTATAATCTCCTTTTACGCCAAGAACAGAAAAATTGCAAAAGCTGCATTTGAATTTACAGCCTCTGCCGGTTTCAATTGAAAGAAATTCCCATGGCTGAAGATAATCTCTGTCTTCATATAATACAGTATAATCATTTAATGGATATGCAGGATAATGGGACGCATCAATTAATTTAGTATTAAAGTACTCAATATTTTTTGGTTCTTCGCCATTTGAAAAAAGATACTGTAATAGTTTATCGATAGCATGCTCACCAAATCCATAGATATGATAATCTACGCATGTCATATCTGCATTTGGAAGACTTGATGATCCAGATATTTGTACAATATGTGGGTAAAATTTTTGAAGGAATTGGGAAAAAAATTCTATATGTTGTGTCCATCCTGTAAACAGAGAAGAGAATCCTACAAATTTTGTCTCATTCGTAATACGAGAAAGACATAGTTCTGTCAGCTCTTCATGAGACCAATGAGCACAGTAATCTATTACCTCAGCATCCCACCCATTTTCTCTTAACCAATGAGCTATTCTATATGGGCCTAAGGAACGTGTGTGGCTTCGTTCCTCGATGTTCATAATCAAACAATGATTCACAAAATTTTAACTTTCAGTTTTTTTCTCAAAGTACTGTTGTACATTAAAATCTAGACTATTACCATAATTAACTACACAAACTTCTTCAGCATGTATTTCAATAATAGTAAATGTTCCTGTATCGGTATTTGCAAACACATAAACAGGAAGATGTTCAACAGTGCCACCTTCAAATTTTACTTCTGCAATACCTCCTACTAGAGGTTTTTCGCCAGCTTTTTCAATAACTTGATTTAAACTATCGTAATCACCACATTGTACTGGTTTTGATCTTGTTTCCACTGCAAATGCAGAAGTAGCCCATAACATCAAAAACATTATTAGATAATATTTCATCTCTCTTCTCCTTTGGTTACGAGAGAATAGGTTGCAACTTTTCTGTTTCGAGGCAAGTTGCCAGCCCAGAGATTATGCCGCTAGGCGCATCTCAGGAGCAAAGTTATCGTTTGCATTTACTTTTGTGACTCTCCACTGCCTTCACGTATCTGTCGATCCTATTTCGCCCCCATCATAATTACTTGCAAAGATCCTCATACTTTGTAGTATGAATTCTATGTTTTGCCATATCCCTACCAAGATATCCTGGTTGTGATTCTGTTTTAAAAAATTTTGATAACCAGTTTGCAAATGCTTTTAACATAGTTTTCTCCAAGTAATTATGGTGGAGGCGGTGGGTACTGCCCCCACGTCCAGCCTACATCCATCCAGTTTCACCGAATCATTCCTTATTTATAATGTTATTATATCATATTTTAATATTAAAGTAAACCCCTTTTTTATAAATAGTATTGAGAGTGAAATTCATTATATAGCGTGAGGTATATCTAACTTCTATAGAAGGAAGATCAATATGCCTGTAGCAGAAATACTTGCTGGTATTGCATTAGTAAAGTCGTCAGTAGATTTTATTAAAAGCAACATTAATACTGCTAAAGATATAGGGGAAATTGCTGGAGCCATTGACGGTCTTTTCCAAGGCAATGAAGACGTACAAAAGAAAAGAAATAAAAAGACTGGAATAGGATTAAAAGACCAGTTTGGTATTCAGTCGGTTGCCCAAGAAATGATAGACGCGAAGCTGGCAGAAGAAAAGCTGCAAGAGATGCGTAATATGATTGATATGCGGTTTGGTCCTGGAACTTGGCAAAAGATTTTGGATGAAAGACAAAAGAGAATAGCAGAAGCAAGAGAGGCAGCAAGACTCGCTAGAATTAAAAAGAGGAAAGAAGAAGAAGAGTTTTGGGAAATGATTAAGATGTTTATTATTATCGGTTCATGTGTTGTTGCTGGCGGCGGTGCACTTGTTTTTGTATTGTATGCAACGGTCTAATATAGAAAGAGGTAGAGCATGTATATGGCTTTAGTTTTAGCATGTCTTATATCTGATCCTAATCAATGTTTAGTATTAGAGGATCAAAGAGGCCCATACAAAACATATGAAAGATGTGAAGCCCGAGCTTTAGAAATGTCTCAAGCTATACATTTAACTATGTCTGGGTTTAAGCCATATCAATGGAAATGCAAGCCGGTTGCCAAGGGGCAATTGTCAAGCCAATGGTAATGAATGTCAGAGGTAATACTGTTGTCAATCATCGCACTATTAGTTGCCATACTTTTCTTTAATGCTTATCTATATGATAAGACACTAGAAGAAATTAAGGCACCGCAAACACAATTAGAAAAAGAATTAAAAGATCTTAAAGAAGCAATTCGTCTTGCGAAGTATCGTGCACGTGCAACTGAAGAATCGCATAATGAATTACCTTCATCAAATCCTTCCGATGATCATCTGTAGTACCCTTGTTCCCATATCGCTGCGCATATTTCATTACATTACCCATATTGAATCCAGTACCATGACCAGCGTCATAGATAAACTCTGATGCTTGGAAATTGTTTTTTGAATAATGTTGGCTATATGTTGCAATAATATAGTCAGAAATTTCATCAATATACATATCTTCATTAAACTTAAATTCTGGCATATTCTCAATACTATCTTCTGGAAATAGTCTTTGCATTATTTTTCCCATCTATAAAAAATGTGTTGATCAATTGTCATTGTTTTGGTTTTTGTTGATGCCCATTCTGGTCTAACATAATCGGCATGATAATGAGTGGCGCCATCTGTAAAGTCGGTAAATTCTCCGTGATAGACTTTAAAAGCGATGGCACGAGCAAGTTCATACACACTAACGTCGTGATAAGAAATGCTATCAGACTTGCCATCACAATACCAACTAAATTGGCACCGGTGGCGAAGAGGTACCATAGTCCCATTTTGTTTCCACGATGGTCTTTCAGGTCCTTGCTTAACAACCTCACAATATGAATGAGGAAACCTAGAATCAAGAACACGGTTACGAGTGACAAGAGCGACACCAATCATTCCCCTATGTATCTGGTTACGGGCTTCGAAATATATATTATCTGCTAAACATTTCTGTTCACTCTGCGCAGAGTGAATATCACTGGCAATCGCTGAAGCACCAAAGGCTGATTTACCAGTAACTAATCCACCAAGAAAAGCAGTTGCCATGGCGGCAATAAAAACATAACGTTTCATTATACCACACTTCCATTTGCAATTAGCGAACTCATCATTAAGCGAACCTGCTTAAGGCGACTTTCTAATTTGCGAATAACTTTAGGATTATTAGTAGTAGAAACCTCTTGCATAATAAATGCAGGAAGCAAACGACTCTGACGCTCGATTACAGTGCGCTGATCCTCTACACTAAGGTTTGTAACGAACTGCTTAAACTTTGCATTTGAAGCCATCTTTGACATAATATAATCTCCTCTTCCTAATTATTCATACTATTATACCATAGAAAAAGGCCTTTGTAAACCCCCTAAATTGATTTAATTTGAATTATTTTTATACAGCAAATGATTCGCCGCAACCACAAGACGCAGTTGCATTAGGATTTATTACCTTTAAATATGAACCACCTAGTTCTGTAACATAATCTACAGTACAACCTAGCACAAACATTTCTGCAATTGGATCTACTACTAAATTACCGGTTGTAGGTTCTGCATCAGTCATTTCCCAAACATAAGTAAAACCAGAACAGCCACCACCTTTTATAGATAATAATACATTCGGTTTGCCGACCTTTTGTAGATATTCTTTTGCTTGTTCTGTTATAGTAACCATATGACTATTTATCTTAATCGAGTGTAGGATCAGACCCAGGACTTTGTGTACACATTTGGGTTCTAGGACATTGGAAATACTTATCCATAGCTACAGTCAAATCCCCATGTCCTGTTGCGCCTCTTTCGTATATACACATACGTTCATCAGTTTCAGGATCAATATATTGTCTTTTTAATCTACAGTTAATGGTATTAGTAGTAGTTGGTGGAACTGCTTTACGTCTGCATTCCATAGGATCTAGACCCAGTATTGTTTGCGGCCATCGTAAGGGATTTGTGTTCCACAGGGTACAATGGGTGTTATCCTCACTACCGGTATAGGTTCTGCCGCCAGCATATACCGTAGAAGATAACAAGCATAAGATCAATATTAGATACTTAATGGCAAAATTCCTTAATCATAGGAAAGATAGGTTCGAGCGCGGCCGAGCACGCGCGAGCTAATTCAATATGTTCTTTTTGTGTTCCGTGCCCAGAGCGTAGGTCGACATAGTGGATCCAGGACCTAATGGTACCGTTAACATAGAGTCGAGATTCCATAATACCCTCTGGTAAAACCGCACGAGCTTGTTCTTTAGCAATACCATTTTCGATTGCCCACTGATATGATTTCTTTGCTGCATTTACTACCTCTGCCTGTGATTGTAACCATTCCAATTGTAGGTCTGGATCATTTACATCCAAACTATTTTGTCTATTTTTTGTATCTTGTAATCTGGCATCCTTAAGATTAAATTTTAAATCTTTAGTAGGATCTGCATAACGCTGAGAAAACTCTTGAAATGAAAATGACCTATGTCGTAATAGTTGTCGCGCAATATCACGAGTCGTAGTTACTTCCAAGCAAGCGCTAACCATTTCGAAGGGCGACCAGTGTTTTTCTCTGATGAGATATCGTAATAGTCTTTCGTTCGTTTCGGTGTTGTCTTGGTTGGATGGATTCGAGACACGGGCTGTATACGCAATAATGTCCTGGAGACTTTCATCTTTCTCTCCCTTTGAGTAACTAATAAGTTTTACATTCATGGATTTAAGATTCCTATAACATAATTTTCTGCTGCATTTTCTGCGTAGACCTCACTATGGTCATATAAGGTTCGAACTTCAATTAGTTCTTCCCCTTTATATAATTCTACATAGAATCCTTTATTATTTCGCATAACATTTGCTTTTCTATCATGATATTCTTCATCACCCCAATAGGTACTTAATTCATAATTTTTATATTTCATAGCTTAAAATCTCCGAACTTTTTACCAGCTTCTGTATTATCAAATACTGGTGTATCATCTGTTAGATTCTGTTCTTCTTCATCAACATCATAGAGACGCATTTTAGAACGGTCTACACCGAGAACGAATCTCTTATGAAGCGTTGGATCATTATATCTATTCTTTAACTGTTTAACAGCTATTTGACCCATTTGTTCTAATTCTTCAGTAGAAATAAGGGCAAACATTAAATCGGCGGTAGCGGGTAATCCAAAAGACTCGGACGTATCTTCAAGCCCAACATCCGAGTTAGAATAACCAGAGCGAGTCGTTTGCGTTGCAGAGAAGATCGGTACGTCGAATTCGACTGCAAGACCACGTAGCTCTTCAGCAATTGCTTTAATGTACGAGTATGAGTTAATTGCACCACCCATTCCTTTCATGCGAGATGAAGCACAGATATTTAAATAATCAATAAAGATAATATCTGGTTCAAATTGTTTCTTTAGTTTTAATTCATTTAAGAGTGCACGAAAATGACCTGAATGTGCTGAGCCTGTAGGATATTCTTTTACAATTAGCTTACCAGTTGTTTTCTTAGCAAGATTTGCAACCTTTTGTGTAAAATCTGTCTTTGGTATATTTGATAATTGATCAATAGGAATATTTAATAGATTTGCATCGATACGTTCTGCAATGCGTTCTTCTGCCATTTCCATTGTAATGTATAAAACATTTTTGCCTTCTACCAAAGCACTAGCACCAACATGACACATGAATAAAGACTTGCCAACGCCAGTACCTGCAAGGGCAATGTTAAGTGTTTTACGTGGTACGCCACCCTTTGTAATCTTGTTAAAATACTGAAGATCAAATGGAATACGATCTTCTTCTGTATGGTAAAATTCATAACGTTCTTCTACATTTTCAATATAGTCGTGACCAATATTAGTATCAAATCCAACACCTAATGCCTTTTGTAAAAGATCAGGTAAAGCATTCTTTGTTAAGGAATCATGCTTACCATCAATAATAGTAATGGATTCCATAATAGCATTATAGATTGCACGATCTTGACACCATTTTTCAGTGGTATCTAATAGCCAATTTTCATCGATCTCTTCTCTGGAAAAAAGATGAGGGATGATATCATTAGCTAAAGTATACTGTTCACCGGTAAGTCTATCAGATTGGTCAAGTTCAATAATAAACGATTCTGAAGTTGGAAGCTTATTATACTTTCCGACAAACTTACCGGCTTCTTTAAATAATATACGATAGACACCTTCGAAGTAATCTGGCTTTATAAACGGAAGAACTTTCCGCATATAGTTTTCATCTGTTAAAAGATTACGAAGGACAGTCTGTTCAATGTTTTTTTGCAAGTTTACCTTCTTCCCTCATTTGTTCGCGAATCTTAGTAGCTGAGATATCATGTACTGCTTTTCCAAGATCGTGTTCTGTAAATGTATATCCAACACCACGCCCATATCCAATATCAACGATGTTTGGTACGATCATTATAACGTAATCTTCGTCTTCTGTAAACCCCTCTTTTTTTAATCCCAAACGAATATTTTCTTTTACAGTTTTAATATCAAATGGATTATCGT